TACATTTCCCGCTTTAACAACGCACTGCGTTTTGTTAAGCTCTGCCCTGTTTATTTTCAGTTCTTTGTCCGTATTCAGATTACAGCCGATAACCACAGTGGAGCCTGGCTGAATATCCCCGTTATATTCGGCATTTGTCACAGTTACCGTATTTCCGTTTTGACTGTATGTGCCGTTCCAGCCCTCACAGCCTTTAAGACCGTCTATTTCAAAGACCAGCTCCCAGCCCGAAATTCCGCTGTTTGTATTGTTGGTGATACCAAACTGAACTCCGTAATTCAGATTTCCGTCGTCGCCCCACGAATTATCTACGGAATATTGCAGGATGATGCCGTCTTCCGCTACAGCACCCTGCGAGCTGTCTGTCGAAGTATCGCTCTGCGTGCTTTGGGATAATGATGAGTTTTCGCTGTTATCTGCGGATGTGCCGCTCTGTGATGATGACGATTCATCGACGGTTTTCCCTCCCGCGAGAATCACAGCGAGCGTTACCGAAAGCCCTATTATCACCGCCGCCATAGCCGCTATAATTATGATAAGCCATTTAGGCACTGCCGTCTTAACGCCGTCTTTTGCCGCTTCGGTCGTGCTTTCATTCTCAGCCGATATTTCAGGGCTGTTCTGCTCCGGATTTTCTTCCGTTTGCGAAACATTTGTGTTCTTTTCTTCCATGATATTGTTATTTGACAAGCAGAATCAGAATTTTTGACACGCAAAATACAAAATCAGAATAATTCTTATAAATATTAAAATCTCTTTGTTTAATCAGTTTTTCTCAACATAAACAATAACGATTGTTGAAAAACGGCTGATTTTTCAAAGAGATTTTTGTTTTTCGTTTTTTATATGGAGAAAATTCACTTTAACAGCTTCTATTTTATTGATGTTTAAACAGTGTTTTTTCGGTCAGGTCTATTTTATTTACGGAGATAATGGAGCAATGTAGTATTATCATCGTAAAGAAAATAGCACTGTATCTATCAGTAGTTTCTTATCAACAGTTCTTTAAAACTGCCTGAAGACAAATTGTTGTTCCTTGAAACTGAAACAATGTCGTAATCCCTATAGAGATCTCGAATAAACATATCATCGTTATAAGAAAGAAGAAATTTTCCTTGAATTTGCGAAAGCTTTAATGCAAGACGTTTGTGATCATTTTCCGTAAATTCAATATCATAATATTTCTCCGTTGTGTGATATGGCGGATCAAGATAGAAAAAAGAGTTTCGGCGATCATAGACTGTAATCAAATCCTCGAAATCCTTCCTTTCTATTAAAACGTTTTTTAAACGGTCTGAAATAACCGATAAATAATCTTTTGAACGATATAGTGGCTTTTTGCTACAACCAAAAGATTTGCCGTCAGCCCCGAAGGATAGGCGCATTTTTATAAAATATCTTGCCGCCCGTTGTATATCGGTAAAACCTCGACAGCTCAACTGTTGGGATACATCCTGAAAAATTTCTCGACTGTTATAAAAGCCGTCTATTTCACGTTGAAGCTCTGAGCAATGATATTTAATACAACGCATTAAATTAACAAGCTCGCCATCTGCATCATTGTAAATCTCTAAATCTGCTTGCTTTTCTTTAGAAAAAAGCACCCAACCGCCACCGCCAAAGACTTCTATGTAACGGTTGAATTGATCTGAATTTGGAAACATATCGCATATTTTATTACGCAAAAGACGTTTTCCGCCTATGCGTGGAATCGGACTATTTATCATCATAAGCCTCCTATAAAAAAATAATGGTGGGGCACTTTCGCCCCACCGATGTAATGTTAAACTTTTTTAAGATCTTTAATATTAAATGCTGTATTTATTGCAAGCACTGTGCTATCCGGAGATTTGTTAAGTACTACACGTTTACCGTTTACGCTTGAAACATAAAAACGTTTGAAATAAACCCAGTCATCAACACTTGAACCGTCATAGGTTTTGCTTCCGCTCTTTATTCGAACGATATCTCCGACATTTATACTCGAAGAATCAGAAGCTGTGTTGCTTTCGGAAACGGCTTTTTTCGATGAAAGCATAAGATCCTTACAAAACATCCATCCGGTATCCTGTCCATCAATTCCGATGCAGGCTTCTGTACCATCTTTTGATAATCGCTGAATAACAAATTCAGCGGTATAAACAGCCGAAATAGGCTTTATACCATTTGAAAAAAATGCTCCTGATTTAACCTTCACCTTATCTCCGGACTTAAAACACGATGTTTTGTTTTCGCTTTTGGTATCTGTTTTTACAGAATCGTTAGTTTTGCCGCCATGCTTCTTATACCACTTTGAGGTAAGTGAAGGATAATCTACAAAGCAGATGTTGCTGTCGACTTTTCTGTCATCAACAATCTCTGTTCCCCACTGCCATATTTTCTGACCATAGTTAAACTTGCTCGGAACATCAGGATTATTTGTCCAGTGTGCAAGCCATATATCTATGCCAGTTAAGCGATCGCTGTCATAGTAATTCTGCATCCATGACGGATTGGCATACACGCCGGACGGTAAACCTATCGCTGTCATTTCACTGCAGAATTTCAAAGCCATGTCAGTACGCTGTGCAGTCGTCAGATTATCTATCTGCACCTGTTCTTCAGCGTCAAAAAATATCGGATAAGCAGGCTTTAAGCCTTTTACAGCTTTCTTGCAAGCGGCAAGTTCTTCTTCAAAAGCCGTGTCTGTAGTGGCTTCAAAATACCAGAACAGACCGAAAGGTATATTTCGTTTCTGGCATTCTGAGAGATTACGTTTGAAATATGTATCTTCATCAGAACGTATGCCCGCACGAAGTATAACAAATTTAGCCCCGGATTTCTCAATTTTATCAAAATCGATATTTTCCTGAGCACGACTGATATCAAATCCTTTAATTCTCATCTGTGTTACCCTCCTTGTTATTACTGTCTGCAAGACCCTCGCCGATAGTATAGGCAAGTACTGCAGCTCCCGACATCAAACAACCCGATACGGTAGCCGCTGTTTCGTCCGATCCGCCAAAAGCAATTATCAAACCGGTTATAAAACCGGTTAATGATAACCACCATTTACGGCTTGTTAATTTGCGTTTCCAGTCAATTTTATTCATAGTTTTGTCCTTTCCGCCTATTCGGCTACCTTTTCCATGCCCTGCTGTGCAAGGATTTTTTGTGCTTCTTTGCTGTTGTCGGGCACTACAATTGCACCTTCGAGTGTTTCACCCTCAGTTTCTATGCCGCCCAATACAAAAGTGTCATCTTCAAATATCTGCATATAAGCTCCTTTCATCTGCTGTTTGTGTATCGTATCATAAATGATAACGCAGTTGTTCCTGTCATTGACATCGTAACAGATCCGTTGTCTAACGTTACGCTCTCTGATGAGCCGTTGCTGATAGTCAACATCACACGTTCTATACTCGCCGTAGGTGACAGTGCAAACACTTTACGATTACGCACAGGATTTAGTGCATTATCATAGTATGCTTCGATTTCGACTACGCTGAACCCCTCGCCGTATGTTGTGTATGCGAAGGTTTTCGGATTGTCTTCAGTGACGCTGCCATATACAACGACATCTGTATCACATTTCCATGCTGACCACGCCCCGTCATTGCACCATCTTGTATAAGTCCGTTTTCGTGCTACGGAAGTATAGCGTTGCATGGTATTAAAAGCCCCTGTGTTGATATTTCGGATATTGTCGACCGACAATTCAAACGGTTCATTGGCGGATATCGGACGGTTCTCAATATTCTGCGCAGATACTGATGCGCAAAAATACCGCTTACTTTTACTTTTATCTGATGATTCGTTCAATTTGATATCATCAAGGTTTACTGTCTGTCCGGTTATCTCTGTAGCTTTGAGATAATCCTTGCTGTCAAGCTCATAAGGTGTCACCGCTCCGATTTCATCAGCCGTGTAAGTGGGCTTACTGTCGGCTTTCGCCCAGTCCGATATGTCACCGGTTTTCAGATATTCCGACAGGTCAATATCGTAAAGGTTGACATATAACAGCTCTGACCACGGAGTATTTCCGTCTCCTATTTTGATACCATGCTGACCGCTTTCAAAGTCGGTTATACACATATATCCTTTTGGGGGTACAAATGAAGAATGAAGAGTCCACTCAGCCGGTGAACGCATATCCTGAAGTAACTGGGCTTCAAGTATTTCCGCCTCCGATGAATTTGGCTCAGCTACAGACTGAATCTGCTTTATCGAAAAATAATCTCTGCCTACGCAATAATAAGCACTGATTTTCGATGACCATTTATATGCAGAATTGTCACTGCTGTCAATATAGAGAACATCTGTGTCTCCCAGCTCGGGAAAATCCGCTGTTCCGTTCGCTTCAATCACTTTTGATACTGTTTGCGTTACATCTTTCTTTTCCAATGGAGATCGTGTTAATTGAACTGCCGAATTATATTCATCAACTGATGAAAAAGAAACATCCACCGTTTGAGAAGATCCCCATGTATACTCTTCTGGATTAACAGACACATTGTTGTGAAAATTAATTCCAAGTATAACTCTGGCACGTCCGCATGGAAACTTAGTAGATGGCGGATAGATTTCTTTCCACTTTAATGCTTTTGAAAAGTTACCGTGTCGTGCTCGTACACTTGTTTCAATTTTTTTTACTGTGTCTCCATCAACAGTCGTGTATTCGGACATCAAATTTATCCAATATTCCGTGTACTCGGAATATTGTATGACTCTCGTTATATCTAAATAAAAGCTAAATTTTACAAACGACTGTGCATATATTTTATCTGATCCGTAAATTCCGTTAAAAACAGTAAAATCACCACAAATAGCCCCTAAACCATCATTATATGTTGCTTTGAAACCTTGAACAATAATATCTGTATCTCCACCATCTAAGCCATACGTTATTTTATCGTCTACGCTGTATCCGATTATGCTGTAATCGTATTTCAGATATTCTTTTGTCCTTTCGGAAATTATAACGGGATCATTTATAATGGTCGTGCTGTTGTATTTTCCTGCTCCCGCATTAGATGTATGATCCGCTGCGGCACTATACCTGTTTGACGACTGTTCGGTACTTTCGGCTGTCGATGTAATGTGTTCTGAAAAGCCGCTGTCTTTGCTGAGTGAGTAAGATATAGCTGTTATGGTAACTTTTTTAGTTGCACCGTTACTCTTTATGGAGATTACGTCATCAGGAAGCAACCACCCTCTGCCACGTCTTGATATATCAGCGGCATAGTAATGATAGCCTCCGAGCTTATTCCAAACGTATTCCATAATTTCTACCGTTGCAAACGGATTAACCGCTTCAAGCACTCCCGGCAAATTCTCGTCATAAGCAGTACCGTTTGCATCAATATAGAATGCTGTATCGGTGCCAATTGTAAAGCGTATGCCTTTTACGGTAAATCCGCTGTCCTGAGCGACTGATAAGCTTTCACAATCACCTTCTTCGATTGTTTCAACACTGTTTGAAGGGCGTGTAAATATCAGTTTATCATTTGCATCAAACTGGGCATTACACCCGTTGCAGGCGGCTATAAAGCCGATTATTTCACGGTATGTGTAATATTTATTTGTCGGATTTGTTGCTTCACTGTTAAAAACCGGCTTGGTTTTTATTTTTGCAAAGTCATTCGATTTTGCACTTATTGTAAAATCGTTTATTTTTCCGATGTACGAAAGCAGATCTTGATGCGTCGCAGGAAATGATAAGGTGTCAACCGTATCATCGGCACTGCCGTTGAAGCTACACGGCTTATCAAGGAAATAGAATCTGTCATACGCTTCGATATTTACATATCCTTTTTCCTGAGATAAATCCGTTATATAAAAGATTCCGATTTGTGTCAATTCGGTAAAGCCAATGAAAACGGTCACTTTATACGCATCCATTGTCGGTAGGAGGTCGGCACGTATAGTTGCTGTCAGCCGAGCCGCTGATGTGCCTCCGACACTTATACCGCCATCAGACGTGGAACGAGAAATATCTAAAGATACTATATCTTCTATTCCGTAATCTACAGATCCGATTGAAATTTTTGCATTTATATTTCGTACCGGCTTAGTAGCGTTGGTTTTAAAGCTTGATGATACAGAAATCATATCTCTTCTACCTCCACTGACACATCTTTATAGCACTCGCCGAGTGTTGCATCGGTATAAGCGTATGGAGCAGAAATGTCACCTTTTACATGAACAGTATACGAATCTGCATTTACAAAAAGCGTAAAACTACCGCTTTTAAATATGGTAAAAATTGATTTCCATTTTGTTGCCGGTATAATACCAAAAGCGACAGAACCGGAGATCTTAAAATCTCCGAATCTGTCCGTATAAGCCGTTCCGTTCAAGCTGTATGAAGTACTCTCGCCACGGCATGAATGACGTAAGTCGCAATTTGTGACGTACTCGGAAATGTCTGTATTATTGATTTTCACTGTCATACCTATGCCTCCTATAATGGTGATTTACCGGTTTGCTTCTGAATTTTCTTTATCCCCTTGACGGTAGCTTTTGCAAGTGTGTAATCATTTGTTTTCAGCGTGACATCAAGCGTATACTGCATCTTTTCCTGTGCAGTTTTCAACTTTTTAAGTTCTGATACCACATCGTTAAGCGTAGCATCTGATTTTTCTGCCGAAGCCGATACCTTTGATGCCGACGATAAGCCACTGATTATCTTACCTGATTTGCTGTTACCGACTTTGCTTGCACCTATGCCTGCGGCGAGCTTTGCGTTTGCGGTATCAACATTATCCCAAACTGTCGGTATGTAAGACGTAATATTGATATTTTGCATACCGCTGCTTGAACTGCTCGAACTAGTTTTCTTTGATGATGAGCTTAAAGAGCTTTTAGACTTTGTGCTTGAAGAACTTTTTTTCTTAGTGCTTGACGAGCTTGACGTTTCCTTTTCTTCCTTTTCTTCCGGTACATAAACATAATTTGATGCTTTATATGTAGACGGAGTATAGGTGTATGTCGGAGCTTTGTATGTTGTTTTCCCTGCACTGCTATACGAATAACTTGTGCCTGCACCGGTATATCCTAAAGCCGCTTTTCCTTTACGCTCCTCTTCTTCGGCAATGTTTTGGCTATAAACGGAAGAATGGTCTTCATCGTCTGAATAACCCTGTGAATATAGCCCGTTATTATTTCTGACGTTGTTATACCACTCTTTAACCTTATCCTCATTGACATAATCCTTTAATTGTGAATTGAAATATTCTTTCTTTTCCGCTGTATCAAGGAATTTATTTTTTGCATTTGATAATGCCTCGTCAGCTGATTTACCGCTTCGTAATTCCTGAACTATGAATTTATTCATATCACCATGCAAATCGGTATATTTCGTGCTCAGCTCATTCGCTCTGATTTCTTCCTGATGCGTAGCAGCATACATTTCTTCGCCGATTTTCTGACAAGCCTCTTTAACTTTGTTATACCAATTTGTGAGATTAGTACCGAATATTGAATCTATGGTGCTTAGAACACCATCAAACAGATTTACAAGACCGTTTCCGAAAGATTCAAAGCCGCCCATAATATCACCGGATAAGAAATTTGTAACGCCGGAAAAAACATCTGCAAGTGAATTAACAAGCCCCGCAACAATATCAAGAGCCGGACCGAGTATCTGTAGTAGCACATCCGCAAGCGATGATATTACAGGCATAATCGGCGATAATGCCCCATCAATAAGATCGATAACAGCTGATAGCAACTTCCCGACTGCTGAGATAACAGTACCGAGCGGTTCGGCAAGCTCAGCCACAAGTTCCAGAATCGGAGTAAGCAGTTCGATTACGACATCAAGTATCGGCAGTAAAGCCTCTATTACTTCCATTAGAGGTGGAAGAAGCGTATCCACGATCTTGATTATCGGCGGTAACAGCTTATCAAAGAGCTTAATCAATGTAGGAACAAGCTTCTGAATTATACGAGTGACACTTTCCATTATCGGCTTAAGCAATTCCATAAACTGAGGAAGTATCCCTGTGATCAGCTCGATGAGCGGCGGAATAAGATCCGAAACGCTGTCAAGTATCGGCTTAACCTGCTCAATTATCTGTGGCAAAAGCTCCGAAATAATCGGTTCGATAAGCTCAATAATATCCTTAAGTACAGGAATAATCTGTTCGCCGAGCGGAATCAGAAGCAGTTCAATTGTACGGGAAAGTCCGTTGCACATATCGGATAAGCTGTTGTATTTAACGCCTTCCATCTCGCCCAGTTTGTCCCGGGTTTTATCGATGCTATCGCCAATTTGAGCCATAGCAAGAACTGCATCTTCACCGAGATCTTCCCACTTTGTGCCGTAAAGCGCAACACCGGCGGCATTGCGGTCTACATCACTTTCGCAGGCGGCGAGCTTTTCGTTAACAAGCTTGAATGCCTGATATGCACGATCGCCACCTGCGGCAAATTCTTCGCCGAGC